AAATTATATAGTCGCCTCTAAATTGAAACAAACATCTATTGATGTATATTGTTCAATTGAAATAGAGAAATGGGAAGATTCTAAAAATCCTTATGCGAGTTTAGTTGAAGTTCTCGGAAATGTAACCGACCCATCGATTTATGAGAAGGTTATAGTTGGTTCATCTAATTTACTTTCGCGGTCCAGAAATAAGGATCATAGAGAAGAAACGAAGAAGTTTAAAGAACAAAAGAGCATTGCCTCTAATATAGATGAAGATTGGACTGATGTAGTTACAATGTCGATTGATCCTGAAGGTTGTAGGGATATTGATGATTGTTTATCTGTGAAATATAGAGATTCAGTTATTGAACTTGCAGTTCATATTGCAGCTCCCACTCGATTATTTGATAAAAAGTCGAAAACTGGTTTGATTTCATTTGAGCAAATAACCAGTATATATGGGAATTTGAAAACTTATCATTTGTTACCTGAGATAATTGGCACAAACAAAGCATCATTGCTACCCAATGAGGAGAAGTATTGCCTTTCAGTAATATTTTCTAATGTTTCACAGCCAAGAATAGTAAGAACTAAAATTAGAAATAATTTTGCTTTATCTTATGAGGAAGCTGAAAACATAGTTGAATATAAGGAATTGTATAATGGGTATGTTGAACTGTTTAAGGATAAACCAGAAGACTCGCATGTATTGGTAGAAAAGTTAATGATAAAGGCTAATGAATTTGTTGCACAATATTTGGTAAAACATTCAAAAAGTAATGCATTATTAAGGAAAACAGTCAATAATGTAGGAACTTGGTATTTACCTTATAGTGAAAGTGGTAGCAATAAGCACGAATCATTGGATTTGGAATTATATACGCATTTTACTTCTCCTATACGAAGGTGTGCGGATCAATTAGTTCATAGGCAAATCTTCGATATTCTTGATGGAAAAACTCCAGAAAAATTAGAGAATGATGAAATCGTTAATTTGAATTTAGTAAAAAACAAGATTAAGCTCATTGATTCACAACTTAAGTGGAGTTTATTGGCTTCTCCAGATTGCTATATTCAATTAAAAGGTAAGTTACTATATCAGAATGATTTGTATGCAAGAGTAGATATTGTTGAACCGAAAGAAATGCGTATTTCTATTCCTTTGATATCAAGAAAGATTACTGATTTAGTAAAAATCGTAAATAATAGTGAGTCAAACAGTTTCAGTTTGGAATATAATGAAACAAAACTCGAGATTTCCAATGAAGTAGACTTACAAGTCAATTTATATTGGACCAGCTCTGAAGGATTAGATGGATTTCGTTTTGAGTGGGTTAATCCTCCGATTTGTGAATGGTTGAGTTGTTTAGATACTTAAATACAATTTTGGAGTGATATTATCCAAATTTTTATTCTTTCTTGCTTTTCTAAAAGTTCAACTTCCAATAAATTTAAGAAAATAACTTCAACTTCCAAAAAAATGATCTTTCTTCTTCTTATTCTTCTTATATACAAAAAGACAACAAACTTAAATATTCGCAAATATGGGCGATGAAATCACTGAATTAAAGGCAAAGCTTGCTGAATCGGAGGCAAAGCTTGCTGACTCGGAGGCAAAGCTTGCTAAGCGAGATGTCAGAATAGCTGAATTACTATTAGAGGCAAAGCCTTCTGAAATAGAGAAGTGTTCTGAATTAATACAAAATTACAGGTTATCACAGCCGCAGATAAGAACTGCTGAGGAATGTTTCAAACATTTTGAGACTTATCATTCAGGATTACTTCGTGCGTTGGTTCAAGCTGGAAAGACCGGTGCATATCTCTGTCTTGGATTATTAATGATTCAAAGAAAGAACTATGGTCGAATAGTACTTTGTTGTGGAAGTGCGGAATGTGAATTACGCGATAAGCTTAAAGCGGAGATTGAAGGAACCCTCGGCAAATATTCTAAGTATTTTAAAGTGTATTTTCAGCATGAAATGAAGACAGACTTAAAGAGTGACTTGGAACAATATCGTAAAAATAAAGAGAAAGTTTTGATTATTGTGGATGAATCTCATTATGCTCAAGATAAAGACAATACTCGTCAAAAAGTGTTTGATGAATTGGGTATCGGAAGTATTACAACCGGTTCTGTATCTAAAGAAAATCAAGAATTCTATCCGAAATTACTAACCGTTTCTGCTACACCATATTCTGAAGTTCATGCAATCGACAAGCAAGAACAGCATAAATTTGTTTGTGATTTAGAAGTAACTGATGAATACAGGGGGTTTGAAAAATTTATGCGTGAAGGCAAAGTTCAAAAACTTGATGTTGATAATCCAAATCTGTTGAATGAACTTGTTCCGGACAATAAAGAACGTAAATTTGGTATTATTCGGATGCATGGAAAAGAAAGTATTCAGAATCTTCAAGACAAATGTAGACAGAATAATATAAATTGTGTGATATTTGACCAGAAGGGCTGGAATAATAAGAAGAGTATGCGCAGCGAGCAGTTAAAAAATAAGCCTGACCGCTTTACTGTTGTTATTATTAAGGGTCTTTTACGTATGGGTTCTGTTATCTATAAGAGTCATATTAAATGGGTATTTGAAACTGGGAAAAATGGGAATACAGATACGGTCGAACAAGCATTGCCGGGACGTGTTTCTGGTTATCCAAGCGAGGAAAATGGAAAGTTTGATGGTATTATTTATTTGTCGGAAGATTTGATTGAAGAGGTCAATTTTGCTGTAGATAGCGGAAAAGCTTTAAAAGCAAATAATTTAGTAACAAGTAAAAAGACTAAAGACTCAATATTATTCAATTCCAAGAAGCAACTCTCTATTCCTACATTTACGGTAAGTGGCGTTGAATATGTTAATAATCCGGTGATATGTTTGAAGAAGGGTAGTCTGCCTCCAGAATTGAATAATATTAAGTCCGTAAAGACAGAAAAGGGAGCTTATGTCAAACATCTTTGTAACCATTTAAACAGTCTGTTATTAGAATCAAAACCATTTGAAGATGAATTGACGAGATTATATGATGGCGATGAAGGAGTTTTAAACGATTTTAAAACTAAGGTTGATAATGGTATATTGAGTGTACGCTGTGATTTCGAACCAGACAATCTACAGAAGGCTTCACTTAAAAGGTCTCATCCTGGTTATCGTAAGTGGTCACGAGACCAGGGTTCAGATGCGCGAGACAATCAAGTGGAACATTTATTTGTCTATTCGGATGAGAAACCTTCGAGTGGTGATATTTGGTTATACTTTTCAACTAAATTAGTTAAATGTTGTAACACATATTACAGTCCAGACCCAATATATGATGCAAACATTCTTCCAAAGTCCAGTTTCAGTCGCGAAGACTCTAAAGTTTTGAAGAAGAGCAGGAAACCGTGTAAATGTGGTTCAATATCACATATGCGGATAAGTCACCATTCCTGTCCTTTAAACAAGAAAAACTTGGTCAATAACAATGAACCGTCCAAAGAGGATGTGGTCGAAGCCAGCAGCTCGAGCCGCGGCTACACGCTGTCGCCGCGCGACTCGTCGGTCCACGAGAGCCCGACGCTCGCCGAGGTGCCCGAGCTCCACCTCCTGTCCGTCGACGAGCTGCTCGAATGACGCCAAGAGCTGCCTCCTACTAAGAGGGGGCGATGCTCATCAGAATACGAATCAGATAATGAAACTCTGGATGATATGCGATACAAAGCCCGTATGGACCGGCGGAATTATTGCGCGCCGGCGCACACGGACTACTTGGCGCTTCGGCTCGCGGCGGCTCCGACGACGGCGGCAATTCGCGAGGCGTACGCGCGCGAGAAGGCTGACCAATTGCCCCAATATGATTTGTTGACATCAAGAGAAAAGAAATGGTTGGCGTCTAGCTTTGGGATTCGAGCTGAATTTCGGACTCCTGAGATAGAGGATATGATAAAATGTTATATGGGTAATAAGAAGCTTAAGCAGTGTCAATAACTTAAACAAAAAGACCTCTCAATTAATATAAACTTATATATATGAGCTTTGAGATTAAGGGGAAAACTCTTTTTTGTACATTAACCAAAGATGATATAGAAAATGATTTTAAGAAATTACAAAATATGAAAATGGAACCATGTTATTCGAAGCAACAATGGGAATTAAAAGAGGGTAAAATGAAGTATAAAAATTTAGGGTTACTCGGATTTTGTAATTATGGTAAAAAATTTTCAAACTATTTTCATTGGAAGGATCGTTTCGCAGCTCGTTCAATACATCATCGTTCCGCATGGGATGTATTTGAAGATTATAAATCTGGAAAAAGTGAAATGTTAAAAAATGCAACAAAATCTCTAAGAAAACATTATCCCAGAATATCAGAATCCAGATTATTATTTGAAAGTCTGGCACATAATAGTGCTATTGTAACTGTTAAACAATTTAGACCTTTTGTGTCCAAATTTTTTTGCGATAAAATGGGTTCAGAAAATGTTTTGGACTTTAGTGCAGGATGGGGTGATAGATTAGCTGGATTTTTAGCATCAAAAAGTGTTAAGAACATAACTCTTATAGAACCACGAGAAAATGCTAAACCAAAATATATAGAACAATACAAATTATCAAAAAAATATAATAACTTAGAACAAAATTTAGTTATACATACTGGAGCGGCGGAAGATATTATGCCGACTCTCGATAATAAGTTTGATTTGATTATATCTTCGCCCCCATATCTAGATCTGGAAGTATACGATACGACAAGTACTCCTATAAATCAAGCGCCTTATCGTTATAAAGGAGATGTAGATAAATATTTAAAGAAATTTCTATATCCGGTTATTGATAATTCTTTTAGAATACTGAATGATAAGGGAATTTTCTGTTTAAATATAGGAGATAATACCAAAAGGGGAGCTATATATACCGATTTAATGATTAAATATGTTGAATCTAATCATCCGGATATAGCTCTTGTAGGAGTAATCGGATATAGAAAAATGTCGACAATGTGGTATGGTAAAAAAGTTATAGCGGAACCAATTTTCTGTTTTACAAAAAAGGGAAATTCACAAAATGTTTTAAAATCCTTAAAGGGGAAGAAGTCTTTAACAAGACGAAGAAAATCAAGCACAATTACCTCACGAAAAAATAAATCGGACTAAAAATTCATAAAATATATTGTACAAGTTCTGGAGGAGTATATTAATTGATCCTCCGATTTGTGAATGGTTGAGTTGTTTAGAGTAATTAAAGGACAGTTAATAGATATTAGTATGGATGAAACAGAAAGAAAAACAGCTGAATCGGATTCTGATTCTGACTCGGAATATGAAATGGAGAATACTATAAAGGATGAGTTAAAGGATATGTTGAGGGCGATGATATATTTAGTGCCTTTAACAGGACTATTTTTTATAGTTTATAATGGAACAAAAAGGTTCTTTTGAATTAGGATTTCCAGATATCCTTATTATCGGTATTGATTTCTGTCATTGGTATCCATTTTTTGAGTTTGGCGTCGTATTTAGAATTACATCTTGATTCAATTTGTTTGTCTTTTACGTTTATACCAGCAAAATCATAATATTCTTGTGGGGTACGTTGATTTCCTAAACCATAATAGTTAATATGTATTAAGGATTCTGGTTTACATTTTACATTTTGTCCAATAATTTTGAAGTATCTTTTCTTTGAACAGTTTTGTATACTTTGCCAGTTAATGTGGGAATTATCGGACCAAAATTTGGGTTTACGAGCTTGATCGTTTTGTGTTTCATGATCTGCGTAGTTATGTGTACAGATTGGCACTGGAATATTATACATATCCCATCCGCTCGTATATAACCTTATAGCCATCAATGGTTCTTCTCCCTGAAATAAATAAGGTAGATATGGGTCGTAAGGTACATCATATAAGAAAGATGCATTACAGAAAAAGAAACCAGCTGAAAAATAGGGAGTCATGAAAGCATTTCCTTTTCTATCTGGTTTGGATATAATCCTTGCTTCTGAAACGATATCAAAAGTACCTTCTTGATCGTTAATTTTTTCAAAATGAGATGAGCATATATAAGAAGGATTTTCTGCTGGGTTTTGACCATAATTTGGTGGATATCCGACGAATCCACATTTTTTGTGAGGTAATTGTTTGTACATATTCAGTATTGTTTTATCCCAGTTTTTATCGAATAATATGTGACTATCAATTTGTAGATAAAATTCTTCTCCTTTCCATAAATGTGAGCATAAATATCTGGCATACGTTGGTCCTAATGCTTCAGTATGTTTTAATTTATGAATTCGAATATTGTTAGAATATTTGAAGTTATCAGGTAAACATTCTTCATCTGGTGATGAGGAATTTTGTGAACATATCCCAACAAATATATTGTTGGGTTCATTTGCATTTTCAAATAGAGACTGGACTGTTTTTGAACATTCGAAATCTCTGTAACTTGCAATAGATACAAAAATAGTGTTTTTTTTTGTTTCATACTGAGGATATTTCTTATGTTTGTCCTCTGTAAAATATTTTGACATATTTTCTTCTTCAAAACTTTCGGATATATGGTTATTTTTAAGCGTTAGTAAGATTAATAATGAGATAGATATCAGAAGGAATATACATATACCAGTATAGGGCATTATTATAATATAATATATAAGATATGGAGAAAGAAGATATTAAGGAAAAGGAGAAAAAGAGTATTGTAAAAGATGAAATTGAGAAGGCTTGTAAAAATGAAGAGCAAAAAAGGTTTATACCGTTTGGATATTTAGCTACAGCTCCAACACTATCTTCTACATCTTTACTATTGGATGATAAGGGGGAAATTAAATCAAATATACCTCAATTCTAAATATTTAGAAATATTGTTCCGGGAATAGGAACAGATTTTCTCTTATATCCAGTACAAATATCGCATTTCATACATTTTTGGGGTTTTGATTCTGGATCGAAATAATGTTCTATAAATGCCATTCTACAAGCACTTATATTGTTAATATAACGATTCAAGGCATATGATTTTTTCTGTTGGTATGCCTTTTCTTGTGGGTCATATATGTTATTGATAAAGGTCTTATTGACAATGAAATCAGATTTACCCCACAATAGATAGCATGTACCCTGTATGTCTGGTGATCTTGCAGCCCTACCAATTTCTTGGCAATATGATTCAATATCTTTAGGCATTCCATAATGGATGATAGTAGATATATCGGGTTGGTCTATACCCATTCCAAATGCGATAGTAGCAACAATAACTCTATATTTTCCGCTTGCAAAACCATCTTGCGTTTCAAGACGTTCTTTATTTGTCATTCCGGCGTGATAATGTGCAACTCCTCCTGGGCATCTTAAACGATCCGCAACTTTTTCTGTATCTTTTCTTGTTTTACAGTAGATGATCGTTTTACCCTTGGCAATATCTCCCATATATTTGAGATCTTTTGCGATTCCATCTTTTTGTTCTACAATTAAATAGAGATCATCTCTTATAGCAGAGACTCTTATTAGAAGAGGATTATTCAGTTTAAAGAATTGTGAAATAGTATTGACGGTACTTGATGTAGCGGTAGCTGTCAATGAAATGAGTGGTGGTCTTTCAATAAACCAAGTAACAATTGAGCTTAGTTCTTGGTATCCTTTTCTAAAATTTGCCCATTCAGTGATACAATGACATTCATCAATTGCGATGGTTAGAATATCAAGTGATGAAATCCAATCTTTTTTATAGAGTAATTTTTCAGGAGTAATGAATATTAAAGCTGTTTTTTTACCTTTTTGAATATCGTCACTGACATCAATACCATTTTCCCCATTAAAAGCGATTCTATTTCCTTGTATAACGAATGTATTACAAACGTTCATGTATTTTTGTTCTTGATCTCGAATTAATGAAACAAGTGGAGAAACAATAACAACATTGCGTTTTGTTAACATATGTGGTAAAACATAGCATAAACTCTTTCCAAATCCCGTGGGTAAGATACACAAAGTATCTTTACCGTTTAAAACGGCTGTGATAATTTGTTTCTGTTCTTTCTTTAGAGTTGCAACGCCAAGTTTAGGTAAAAGTTGTTTGTATGAAATTTTTTGCGGCATTCGTCTTGTAAAAGTTTAATAAGAATGATTCATTTTTTTAATATTAATAATGGACTTGTTGTGTAGATTACCAAGAGAGATAGAGATTTATATATATGAATTCAATCCGGAGCATAGAATATTATTCAAGCCTTGTCTTGAGGATATAGAGAGAAATGTTAATACGGTAAATAATATTGAATATTCATCCAGAAATACAATTGCAAGTGCTGTAAGAGCTATAATAGATGAATTAATGGGTGAATTTGTAGAAATAGATACACAAGACCCATGAGGTAGATAAAAATCAGGAGGTAGGAGAAAGTCCGTCAAAAAATTCAACATTTTTATGAGAGTCGGTATAGCCCAAGTTATAAAGTTCTTGAGCAATGGTAACATTACCTATTGTGTAAAGAGAAGTTAGGTATAATAATGTTTTAACATCTTGTGAAATATCCTGAAATGTAGTAATTTTAATATGTAGCCAATCTTCTCCTTTATCTTCTATAGAGTGTGGGAATCCACCGTCCATATATTCGGATCCCTTATATGTTTTAGTTAATTTACCAAAAATGCCAGGTAGCCAACATGACGCAGTAACACAATTTATAATGTCTTCTAATGAAGACCACTTATTAATATAAATTTGTCCTCCATTAAAGAGGCTTAATTTAGTCATTCGAATAGATAAATGAGTGTTGATTTTTTTTAAGATTTCATCTTCATCTGTTATAGATTTTTGGAGATATTTAAGCAATATTTTCATAGATTGATCCGTGAATGTTGGAAGTATAGCTCCTTTTGAGGGTAACTGGTTAAGATCATTAATCCAAGGTATGAAGCATTCTTCCCATATTTTTTGAATTGATAGTCCGCTGGATAAAAAAACACCGGGTAAGCATCCGCCTGATACGGAGCAAAATTGTAAATCAGATGTATCATAATTGTCTTGTATAAATTGTGCGATTCCCATGTAATACCATAAAAGTCCACCAGAACCATGGAATGCGATACCCTTTATTTGTGTTTTATTTTTGTTCATACCCCCTATTATACTCGACGAAGTTCTTTTTCATTATCTTGTAACACATTTTGGATAAATTTGTATCCGGAATTAACCTGATCCAAATGTCTACCTCCTGTTAAGATAACCTTTCCACTTTGGAACACAAGAATTGTAACAGTTTTGCATTGTCCTGCTTCTTTACCATTGCCACGTCCAGTACATTTATGCGGTTTATTGAAGTAATTTGTACAAAGGCACGTACCATTTCCATCATTATATGCAGAATTGTGATAGTATTTGATAATTACTGCAGGATGCGTACATGGTTCGAATGATGACATTACGTTATATTTATCACGAATTAATGTATCAAGTTCATATCTTTTGATTTCATATGTACCTGCGAAATCACTGTTAATCATGACCGGATTCTTAGACTTAATCCGAAATTCATCCTTATCTTTTCCAAATAATTCACGCATTGTATTTTTTCCGAGATGATTCTCCATGTAATTCATCAGAACATCCATTGCTCTATCAATTTGGGGTTCTTGAGTACATCCAGCAATCTTAATTTTTCCAGATGTAAACATGAACATGTTTACTTCTACTACAAAATCAATATCAACCTGAATCTTCATATCACAATTAATATAGAGAGTGTGTGCATAACATCCTGTGGGAAAATCAAAAGATGTATATCCAGAATCAATGTCTTTCTCAGTTAATTTGTAATTAATACATTTTAATTGACTTTCTTGTGACTTTCTTGTAACAGATGTGAAAAGATTGATGTTATCTCCAACATTAACATCCTTGTCAAATTGAATTGTAATTTTTTTGAATTGGAATGCGGTTTGTCCCTTTCTAAAACGAAAGATGTTCTTACCAATAAGTGTACTAAAATCTTCATTTCTTGGAAAGAAACCTACCTCCATATCAAATGGGACTTGCTTAATATAAATTGGCATTTGATCAATAATTCTTACATAGAAACTAACTTGATTTCTAAAATTTTTTACTTGATTTGACTGCGTATATGAGCGACGAAATACTAATTTTTTACATAGTCCTTTCGTCTTTCCTCGAACAGAGATTTTAATAACACCATCAATAGGATTGCTATATGAGATCGGTTCAAGATCTGTAAAAATTTTTTCAAGTTTATCTGGATCAATAACAATATTTGTGTCCAACATGTAAACAAGCGTTGAAATGTTTAAATCCGTTAAGTTTCTATTAAATGTGGTCATATTTTCAGGTATCTTTATACTAAATATCCTTATATATAGGAAACTCCTTATACTCAAAAAATAAATCATTTTTTTAGTGTGGTAATATGTCAATGTTTTTTGTGAATGGGATATATAATTGTTACAGATGAATAACTTAGATCTAATTACACAGATATTGTTTAAAAAATATGGTGATGAATATGAATGGTTGACTTACAATGATTTGAATAAAATGATTTCTAAGTTTGCAGATGATCCAATATATGAGATAGATATAGGGACAGTTACAGTTGCTAAGGTAAGAAATATTCACAAACAGATATTTCCAGTCATACAGAGAATAAAGCAAGTAAAAGCTCTTAGATCATTAGATTTTGAAAAAGAAAAAAAACCAATAATGAAAAAAGAGGAACCCAAATTTTATCACGAATTGACACCAAATCTAAACTATAAAACATATCATGTACTTGTAGATTCAAAAGACAGGGATATTGATCATTGGCCATCTAATAATCCGTTCCATTTTACTTTAGGACCGTCTTCCGTAAATCTATCATCTCAGGAACAAGCAAATTCTATTTATAGAAGTTTTGCGGATGTACATTCAATAACTATAAAAAAAGTGATAATACCATATACTGTTTTAAGTCACCCCTATTTATTACTCGTTATAAATGAGTTAGGTTCCAATATAAGCGGAACAAATAGCTATATGAATAATTCTTTTGGATGTTTGATAGACCCAAAAATAATAGGTAATTACGCCTATTATGAATTTAAAGAGAATTTTGAATCTGTTGTAAATTCTGGACAAGAAAATCATATGACAAAAATATTTTCACCAAGAATAGAAGTTTCAAGGTTAACATTTAATATTCAATCTCCTGGTGGTGCGATTATCGATTTCGGGAATGATGATTCTGTATTAATCGAGTTGCAAATAACATGTCTTAGAAAAGAATTGGATAATACTTTATTGCTTAGACCAGCATAAATTTTATGTTATGCTTATATAATGGAATTGATTCAAATGATTATGCTTGTTTTTGCATTTTATGGTTTATTATTTATAATGCCATTAATAGGCGCTAGGTTAAGCGCAAGGACTACACAGGTTAAGGAAGGTTATAGTGGTGTTTCTACACCTACTATTGGAATAATAGTAGCAGTATTATTGGTGGCTTTATTAATTGGTCTTAATGCTAGTGGTGAAAGACTTATGGCTAGTCGTTCTTAAATTTATATTATCATAGAAAAAAAACACAAAAGCTCTATTATTTTTTATGATTTTTATCGTCTTTGTCGTTTTCTCAATATGCTATAATAGTTATCAAATGATTCATCATCACTTTCAGATTCTTCAGATTCTTCAGATTCGTCATCACTTTCAGATTCTTTGGATTTTTCATAACTTTCGCGTATAGAGCGCCACCAATAGCTGTCCTCTATACTTAATCCTTCAGGACGTTTTGTAGTTGTTTCACCAGTCTTCTTGTTGTAATAGTATTTTCCTTTTCCGATGGAATCAATGTAATCTAAGTCAGTATAACTTACCCAAGGACTGGGTTCTGACTTAATTAAAGCAATTTCTTCTCCGAGAGGAACAAGACCTTGTGGGATGCCACGATCGTCGTCGTAGTCGATCCAACCATTATTGTCATACCATTCGCGTTCTCTTCCATATTTTCTAGAGAACTTTCTATCCATCTCTACTTTACTTAGATAGAAATATAGTTCCTCATTGTCATATTGATCTTTTTGAAAACCATTATTCCATTGCCCTGCAATTGGATCTCCAACCGTATTCC